GACAAAGAAAAAATTAAGTAATTTAGTACCTGATATTTATGCCTTACTGGATTCACTTACAGAAGGTAATGAATTAAATATTTCGGAAGAAACATACGAAGAGTTTGGTAAAGAAATGGCTGATGCTTTGAAACATTGGGCTACTCCTCAAGATAGAACACAAAAAGAAATGTTGAGAATGTCTAACATAGGTAAACCTGAAAGACGTTTATGGTTTGATGCTCATACTAAAACAGAAACCACAGAAAAATTAGAGCCGAACATACAGATTAAGTTTTTATATGGACACTTACTTGAAGTATTACTCTTGTTCTTTGTTAAACTTTCTGGACACAAACTTACAGACATGCAAAAAGAAATTACTGTAAATGGTATTAAAGGACACATGGACTGTAAGATTGACGGTGAAGTTGTCGATGTAAAGACTGCATCAGGATATGCATTTAAGAAATTTAAAGAAGGAACATTAAGTGAAGATGATTCCTTTGGTTATCTTGCACAACTTGCAGGGTATGAAGAAGCAGAAGGTACAAGTAAAGGTGGCTTCTTAGTTATGAATAAAGAAACAGGAGAGCTTTGTACTTACATACCTGACGATATGGAAAAACCAAACATCGTTTCTAAAATAGATAATGTAAAAGAAATTATTGTAAAGAATGAACCACCTGAGTTTTGTTATCAGGATATACCTGAAGGTGTTTCAGGGAACATGAAGCTATCTAAAAACTGTGGTTGGTGTCCTCATAAAATAGAATGTCATAAAGATTCTAACGATGGGCAAGGCTTAAGAGTATTTAACTATGCTAAAGGTCCTGTATATTTTACAAAGATTGTTAAAGAACCAAAGGTTGAGGAAATAAAATTATGAATCAAAGAAAAGCGAAACAAGTTCGTAAACTTTCAAAGGAGTTTGTTGTTGAGTGGCTAAAGAGTATGCTTGTAGAAGAAGAACAAAAGAAAGTAAATGTAGATAACTTTCAAAATTATTTACCTGAAGAGAGCCACTTCTACGCTAACAGAAAACTTATGGTTTCTGCATACACACCAAGATGGTTTGCACAAAAGATTAAAAAGGTTAAGAAAGATATTAAAGATATTAGTTACTCGGATGTAATCTAATGGTCGGTTATAGAAAACCTAGGAAGGTTAGACCTAAAGAAAAAGATGTACCTAAAGGATATGATTCAAAATGGGAACATACTTTACACACGACAATTTTACAAGACTGGAATCATCACACTAGTAAAGTTCCTTATGTAGTTGAGCATAACTATGAGCCTGACTTTGTAAAAAAGATAGGTAAGAAAGAATATTTATTAGAAGCAAAAGGTAGATTCTGGGATTACCAAGAGTACAATAAATATGTTTGGATTCGTAAAGCTTTAAAACCTAATCAAGAGTTAGTGTTTTTATTTCTAAGTCCTTATGCTCCTATGCCACAGGCTAAGAAAAGAAAGGACGGAACAAAAAGAACCCACGCTGAATGGGCTGAAAAAAATAAATTTATATGGTATAGTGAAAATACTTTACCTGATAACTGGAGAAAAGATGAACTATAAATTTAATGAAGATAAGATTTTAAATACCATAAAGTCTTACATAGGTAACACATACAATCAACACTACGCTAACGGTAAGTACCAAGCAACTGATATGATAGTAGATTCCGGTCATGGTGAAGGATTTTGTATGGGAAATATTATGAAGTATGCCATGAGATATGGCAAGAAAGAGGGGCATAATGATACAGACTTGTATAAAATTGTACATTATGCTATAATAGCAATACACTTAAATGACAAGGAACAAGACGATGGTTGAAGATAAAATAGGAACTAAGCCTTACTTAGGAATTGAAATAGACTATGATAAAGAAAAAACATTTGATAAATTTAGTTTAGATACACTCAAAGACAGATATCTTTGGGAAGGAGAAACACATGCACAAGAAGCATTCGCAAGAGCATCCGTCTTCGGAGCAACCTTCAAAGGGGAAACAGATTTTGAGTTGGCTCAAAGACTTTACAACTACTCTTCCTCTCGTTGGTTCATGTTTAGCACTCCTATACTTAGTAACGGGGGTACAAGTCGTGGGCTTCCTATCAGTTGTTTCCTTAATTATGTTCCTGACAGTAGGGGTGGTTTATCTGCTCATTATGATGAGAATATATGGTTGGCAAGTTCAGGTGGAGGCATTGGTGGATATTGGGGCGATATTAGGAGTAACGGTATTTCTACTACTCATGGCAGTCGTTCTACTGGTTCAATTCCTTTCATGCACGTAGTTGATTCTCAGATGTTAGCTTTCAATCAAGGAACTACAAGACGTGGTTCTTATGCAGCTTACATGGATATAAGTCATCCGGAGATTGAAGAGTTTATAAACATGCGTAAAGAATCTGGTGGAGATATAAACAGAAAGAATCTTAACATACATAATGGTATAAATATTACTAATGCTTTTCTTGAAGCTGTACAGAACGATGATGACTGGAGATTAATTGACCCTAAATCTAATGAAGCTGTTAAGATAGTTAATGCTAGAGATTTATGGTGGCAAATTATTCATGCGAGAGCAGAAACAGGAGAGCCTTACATGGTAAATATTGATGCATGTAATGATGCACTACCTCAAAAACAAAAAGACTTAGGGCTTAAGATACGTCAAAGTAATTTATGCTCTGAGATTACATTACCTACAGACGAAGAAAGAACAGCAGTATGTTGTTTATCTTCAGTAAACTTAGAACACTTTGATGATTGGTCAAAGGACGATAACTTTATATCGGATTTAATAACCATGCTTGACAATGTTTTACAACACTACATTGACAACGCAATAGATACAACACAACTAGGAGAATATAGTGCGAATTTTAAAAGGTTTCAAAAATATGTTAAAGAAGGTAAAGAAGGCTTTACCAAGAGTGCCTACTCAGCGTATCGAGAAAGAAGTCTCGGTCTTGGTGCTATGGGTTTCCATGCTTATCTTCAACGTAGGTCACTTCCTTTTGAGGGCATTTACGCAACTGGGTTTAACTTTAAGGCATTCACTTACATTAAGGGAAAAGCGAAAGAAGCAACTAGAGAGTTGGCTATTGAAAGGGGCGAAGCTCCTGACATCCACGGTAGTGGTAAGCGGAATGCTAATCTCCTTGCTATTGCTCCTAATGCTAGTAGTGGTATCATTTGTAGTGGGACTTCTCCTAGCATTGAGCCTTATCGTGCTAACTGCTATACTCACAAAACTTTATCCGGAAGCTATCAAGTAAAAAATAAATACCTTGAAAAGCTTTTGAAATCTAAAGGCTTGAAAGGTAAAGAGTTAGAAAACATTTGGAAAGATATCTCAGCTAATGAAGGTTCAGTTCAGCATTTAGATATACTTACTGATGATGAGAAAGAAATATTTAAAACAGCAAATGAAATAAACCAAATATGGATTGTTGAACATGCTGCAAAACGACAGGAGTTTGTGTGTCAAGCACAGTCTGTCAACTTATTCTTTACTATACCTAAGAGTACAGAACCTCAAGAAGTGCATGATACTTATATGCAATATGTAAATGATGTACATTGGTATGGTATGAATAAATTAAAATCGTTGTATTATTTTAGAACTAATGCAGCAAGAAACGTAGAAAATGTAAACACAAAAATTCCAAGGATTCGTTTAGATGATGTGGAATGTATAGCCTGTGAAGGGTAAGGAAATATTATGAGCTTAATAACAACTAGAGATTATTATAAACCGTTTGAATATCCATGGATGTATGAATATTACAAACTACAAAATCAAATGCATTGGATGCCTGAATCAGTTCCGTTGCATACAGATGTAAAAGATTGGCAGGATGTAACACCTGAAGAAAAACATTTACTTACACAAATATTTAGATTGTTTACTCAATCTGATGTAGATGTAGGTGCAGGATATGTTGACAAGTATATGCCTATCTTTAAGAAACCTGAAGCACGTATGATGATGTCATCGTTTGCTAACATGGAATCTATACACCAAGATGCTTACAGTTTATTGTTAGATACTGTAGGTATGCCTGAAATAGAATACAAAGCTTTTGCAGAGTATGAAGAAATGTCTGACAAACACGATTACGTTGGGGAGTTTAAGCCATTAAAATCTGATAAGAGAACTATAGCTAAAACATTAGCAGTTTATTCAGCCTTCACAGAGGGGTTGCAATTATTCTCTAGTTTTGCAATCCTCTTAAACTTCCCAAGGTTCGGTAAGATGAAAGGCATGGGTCAAATAGTTACGTATTCTATACGTGATGAGTCTATGCACGTTGAAGCTATGACTAAATTATTTAGAGAGTTTATACAAGAGAACATAGAGATATGGACAGATGATTTTAAGAAAGAACTCTATCAAATTTGTAGAGATATGGTAGAGCTTGAAGATAAATTCTTAGACTTAGTATTTGAAATGGGTGACTTACAAGGTCTTACAAAGAAAGACATGTATGCTTACAATAGATATATTGCAGATAGAAGATTACTTCAACTAGGTTTAAAGCCTAACTACGACCAAAAAGAAAATCCATTAGGTTGGATAGACGAAGTCATGGGTGTTGAACATCAGAACTTCTTTGAAGGACGAGCAACTACTTACATGAAAGCAGGTCTTCGTGGTAAACAAGACTCTATTACTTTTACGGAGATAGAAAAATGAGTACCAAAAGAAAAGAAGCAAAAGTATTAGGATATAAATTACTTTACGATAGAACAGGTAAGCTAGTATCTGAAAGAACTTCTACAGATATTACAAGCCTCAAAACATATTTAACTAAAGAAGAATATAATACACTAGATACTGTTGTTAGAGAAGCTACTCTTAAGCTTGATGCAATACATAAATATTTAGAAGACTATTTAAACTCTAGAGTTATGACGGAGAAATAGTAAATATTTGTATTTTTTCTTTCTTACCTTTTACATATATAGATTTTAAAAGCTTTAAGGATATAGCACTCTTAATTGCGGTGTTATATCCTATTACTATATCTTCTCCAACTTCTTTAGTAGAACTTTCTAGCCTTGCAGCTAGATTTACAGCATCACCTATTGCAGAGTAATCAAATCGTGTATCACTTCCCATATTACCTACGACTGCTTCTCCTGTATTTATTCCTATACCTATCTCTATTCCTAAATCTGCTTCTGCCATATCTTGTTTTATTTTCTGGGCTGCTAGGATGGCTTTGGTCTCATGGTCAGGAACATCTATAGGTGCATTAAAGATAGCCATCATTGCATCACCAATATATTTGTCCACCATACCGTCATACTTTTTAACTGCATCAGCTTGTATCGTTAATGCTTTATTCATAATCTCTGTAACTTGTTCAGGTTCTAACTTCTCTGATAAACTTGTAAAGCCTCTAACGTCTGTAAATAAAAACGTACAACGTCTTCGTTCTCCTCCTAACTTCAGAAGTTCAGGATTATCTTGTAGTTGTTTTACTTGTCTTGGGTCAAGGTAATGTTCAAATTGTTTCTTGATTTGTTGTCTAAGTTTGTATTGAGTTCTAAAGTTTAAATAGAATTGTAACGTAGCAATAAGTGTCATACTTATCAAAGTCCAAGTCACGTCTATCAGTATATTATTTTGTATGACACTATATCCAACATAAGCTGTAGAAGACATTAAAATTAAAACTGATAGGATACCACCTGTTATACCTAATCGTGCTATTAGAAGGGCTGTGAGGAAGCCACAGACCAATAATAATAATAGTTCTACTACTAATCTATAATCAGGTATGTAAGGTGTGTCCATTAACATACTTTCTGATAAAGCTGCTTGAATTTTATGTGGCTCTAACAATCCAACTGGTGTTGCAACTTGTGGTGATATTCCTTTTGCAGTAAAACCTACGAACACAAACTTATTAGCAACATTTAATTCTTGTAAGTTTGTTTGTGGAGTATCTACCCAACTAATCCATTTACGTCCTACACTATCTGTGGCAATGGGTGGAATACCTCTCACTCTAATTTGTTCTATTCCATTCAGATTTGTTACAATCTGATAAGTACGACCACCTCCTAGTATTTTTAAAACTTCCGTTCCAAAAGAAGCAACCCACCCATTATCTGTTTGTTGTAGTAAAGGTATACGCCTTACTAAATTATCTACATCAACTGGTGCAGATATAGCACCTTGACTAGCTGACTGTTTTAAAACATCTATGTTCTCTAAAAATCCTTGAGCTTTTGGTAAGGATACTATTGGTCCTTTGATAACTGTACCATGTGTCTTAGGATAAATACCATTAGATATTTCTGGCATAGCTATAACACTTGCAGAGCTTTGTAAAGCTTTAGCAAACTCATCATCTCCACCCATTCTATCTGGATGTGGAAATAACATAACCCATCCTACACCTAATGCACCTTTGTTTATTATATCGTTATGAATCTTTGCAAGTGTTTCTCTAGGCAAAGGATATCCA